AAGAACTTTCTCTGAAAGTTCTTTTTTTATGTTAACTATACCGTTATTATTTAACTATGAATGAATCTACTCAAATAGAAAGAATCAATAAGGGAGATGGTAGTAGTGTCTTTGTTGGTGAGGGTTACGAACTTGGTGAACCTCTTGATCCAAAGAACATTCCCGGATTTAATGTAACTACTAACTTCCGTCCAAAATATACTCAGGAAACAGAGAAGAAAAAGAAAAGACTCATTTCGAAGTTCTTCTCAAACATGTCTCGTTGGGGTATGGACTACGATGAAGATGTGGTTAAGAACATGCGTGCTATTCCAGCAGATAAAAACCTCCTTCCAAAAGAAACACAACTCGAGAACCAGGATCTCTTTAATCAAATGATTAATTCCTGGAAGGTGAAGAGTAATGCTGATAAGAACTTCTTTGAAAAGGACTATGCGCAGAAGAGAGAAGCACTTCGTAAACTCGCTGTCCAACCCGAGCTCGAGGATATTCTTGATACTATGTCCAATGAATCCATTGTATATGATGGAGACTTGACATACTTTGCAGAACCATTCATTGAACCTCTCGAAATTCAGGATCTTTCCAAGGATGCGGCAAAGAAAGTAGAAGATTCTATGAATACTCACTTCCGTCGTTTCTATAAGATGTTGAACTGGAAGTATAATGCATGGGATGACTTTAAGAGATGGTTAGTTGAGGGTAATCTTGCTTGGGAGATTGTATATGATAGTCTTGAGAAACCTACAAGAATTGTTGGTATTGTTCCTCTTGATGCAGCTACACTTACAAGAAAGTATGAGAATGGTAAGTGGTACTGGGTTCAGTATAAAGGTATTCAAGGTCGTGAGAAAACCCTTCTTGATAGTCAAGTTATCTATATAGCATATCAGGAGACTAACGCTATCTCACGTGTGAGTTACCTCGAGAGACTCATTCGTCCATTTAATATCTATCGTATTGTTGAGCAAGCACAATTGATTTGGACTATTACCAACTCCTCATATAAGATGAAGTTCACTATTCCTATTAAGGGTATGAACAAAGCAACTGGACAACAGACTGTTGTTAGTGCAATGAACAGATATCGTGAGGATATTAAGTTTGTTGGTGATACTGGTGAGTTGACAATCAATGGTCAAGCAACTATGCCATTCAATAAGGAATATTGGATGCCTGAAGGAGATAGTGGTAGTCCGCAGGTTGAGAGTATTGGTGGAGATGGTCCTGATCTTAACGATAACGATCAGTTAAAGTACTTTAAAAACCAACTCTATAAGATTTCCAAGATTCCTCTATCTCGTTTTGATCAAGAGAGTGGTGAGACTTGGTTTGGTACCGATGCAACAAGTGTAGCAAGAATCGAGATTGACTTTGCGAGATTCGTAAATCGTCTTCGTAACCAGTTTGCGCAGATCATGCTCAAACCCCTTAAGATCCAACTTGCTCTTGATATTCCGGAACTTCAGGATAACAAACAGATTCTTGAAGCAGTTAGTCTTCAATATAAGAGTTATAATCTCTTTGAGGAGATGATGGAACTTGAGTTAATGCAGAAACGTGTACAACACATCCAGGAGATGAAAGATAGTATGGTTGATATGGATGTTGAAGGAAACGAGATTAAGTTCTTCTCATCTGAGTTCCTTGTAAAGAAATACTTGAAACTATCCGATCAGGATCTCAAACTTAATGAGAAACTCAAACAGAAAGAAATTGAAGACTTGCACCTTGCTGGTGGTGAAGCAAGTGATGCTGAAGCCCTTGCTGCAATGGGTGATGCTGGAGACAAGGGATTTGAAAGTGCTGTTAAGAAGTTCGCAAATCTTGTTGTAGAGCAACTCCTTGCTAATGATTCTATGAAAGCCATCTTCGAAGGCCTTGTAAAGGACGAACAGGAGAAGGAGAAAGAAAAGAAAGAAGCAAACAAACCTACTGAGGATGACGATCAGAAACCTAAAAAGAAAAAGAAGGGAAAGAAAGAAGGAGAAGAAGAATAAAGATTAAAGGAACTCTATGAGTTCCTTTTTTTATCCTTTATTATTTATGCATGAAGCATTTAGTGAATTACATATCCGAAGCCATGCGAACTTGGAAGATTAGTGACAACTATCGGGAAGTGGCAACCCGAGTATGCAACGAACTAATGAAATCCTTACCAAAATGGCCTAATCATAAAGATAATAATTTATCAAGTTGGGAAAAAACAGATGCTGGAAAATGGTGGTGGAATACTGGAGATATTGTGAGATATAAAAGTGAGAATACCAAGTATGCTGGATATAAAATAGTATTGATGACTACTCTTGATCTTGGCTCTAATAATATAAATGAGCCTACACTTTCACGAGCAATAGAACAATTATTTAATACAACTATCAAAGAAAGTGTGTTTGATAACAACATAGACAAGAAAATGCCGGAGTATGAATATATCAATAAGATGTATTTAGCACTCGTGAATTTCTTCAATACGAAAGACTTTTCAAATGTGCCGTTTGTAGAGGATGAACAAGAAATTGTATTGTCTGGTAGGGATTTGAATCAACTATCCACAAGACCAACTATAGAGACGGAAGGGTGGAAAGTAGCTCTTTGGGATGTAATTGCAGATAAAGCTAGTTATAATGAAGAAAAATATAGTATTCATGTAACTCTTTTTATTTATGAAGATAAGAAATAGAAAATATAATTAATTGAATATGAAACATTTAGTACAAATGATAGTAGAAGGCGACATTGATAGATGCGAACGTAAGTATCGTGAATTTGTCAATATGTGTCGTTCATATGATCCCAACATCAACATGAAGGAAGTATGGGTGAAGAGAACTACCAAGAACAACTGGGCAGTCTATGTTGGACTGAAGAAGATGTTCGTTACTTCATTCACATGTCTTGATGATGATGTTATTGAAAAACATCAGATTAAACTCGTTAAGGAGTCTGTTGAGATTGAAGAAGCTCAAGACGGATTCGAGGTAGCATTCATTCAGTACGATCCTGATGTCCAGGCAGACTATGAGAATGGTGATGTTGATGAAGACGAGCTTCATGATAGTGCTACAGAGGCGGACTATGACAGAGTAACTCTTAAAGCTAGTGAAGACAAGAAGGCGATTCGTGAGGCTGAACCAATCATCAAGAAGATGGTTAACAAACACCCTGAGCTCTGCGGTGGAATAGTATATGATATGGGTGGAAATGTAATTGAAAATATATTTGTATAATTATGATACAGGCACGTTCAAAAGAGAATAATGCTAGAACCAATATGTACAAAAGAGAACTCGATATGATTCTCGAGAATGAACATATTAAAGAAACAATCGATCCTGCAAAGGAAGTTATCACTATATTTAGAAACGCTCCTAAAAACGAAGTTTATCTCTACAAGACTGAATCTTATGATGATTTGTTAAAACTTTGGATTGATTCAAAGGAAGATCCTAGAACGTATGGTAGATTCTTCTCTTTCAAGAATGATATGGAATCCGCGCAGGCCGCATGTAACAGCGATCACGGTCCATTAAAGAGATGTAAAGTTATTGATCGTACAGTTGACAACAACGAGACAAATGAATAATTAAACGCGTTATGGCAAAGACAAATATACAAAAGGTTGCTACCTATCACGAGAATCCAAAAGTTAAGAGACCTGGTGTTCATGCAAAGACCAAGACATCTAATAACAAGAATTCTAAAAATTATGTGAAGCCTTACAGAGGACAAGGAAGATAATATGAAAGACATTAAAGAATATATATCAGATGCTACTGTTGACGAGAGCGTCTTTGATCTTGATAAGAACATTGAAAGTGGACCCGACTGGCAAAAACAATTAATTGATTGGCTTGTTGGAAATAGTGGAGTTACCATCGGAGGAACTGGTTGTGATTGTCTTGGTAGGAAGGTTGAACCTGGAGACTGGGTTGTGTTTTTGGATGCTGGTGGACATTTTGGTAGTGGTAAAATGCTAAATATTGGTAAAGCAATTGCTGTCAAGAAACAAATAAGCATTGCACTGTTTATTCCAAAGCAAACAGGAGAATGGTGGACTGAAATTAAAGAAGTAGAAAGAATATCAAGACCATCTGAATATGTCTTTAAGATAAGTGATCCTCAAAAGTTAGCAAGCGAGGTGATATAAAAAAGATACGGGAGATCCACAAGGGTCTCCTTTATTATTTATACATGACTGGATGTCCTATAAAACGCATAATAACCTTCAAAGAAGCAGTGGTTTATGGTCCTGTGAAGATCATAGATAATCTCGATGTGGATGTTACATCCGAGTGCATGTTCAGTTGGAGTACTGACGGGGCTTGCTGGACTAGTTGGGTGAATTGGTTACAGTATAATACCATTGCAAAAAATCTTGAAAGTGATTACTTCTTGAGAATACTTATATTTGGTGGATTGAGTAAGGTATACTATAATGGTATGCTTACTGATTGTTATAGCATCTGCTTCGACCAGAGTAATGTGTTCTTGAAGGATTTCTGCGAAGGAAGTAACCTTCTCCAACCATACACAGGTCTTGATTGTGCACTTGAACTACAGCAACAACTTTCTGATAGTGTTGTATGTATGTTTGGTATTCCTATCTATTACTTACGCGTAACTCCTAATCCAGAATCGGTTGACTATACATTTAAGGAATGGACACTTCATAATGTGACTGATATCAAACAGATGAAGCTTATGATTCCTGATGGCACCATGCCTTCGTCTAATCCAAAACTCACGGACTTTGATTTTGATTGGGAAGTGGATTGGGAGACGGAACTCAGTAAGAGTCAGTTTGCAAAGGCATTCGGTGATACAGCATTTCCAAAACAGCGCGATCTTGTCTATGTTCCTCTTATGAAACGCCTATGGGAAGTGAACAGTGCTTATGATGAAAAGAATGAAGGTCTTCTCTGGAGACCAACCACATGGAAACTTGCTCTTGTTAAATACAATGAAAAGACTAATGTAGACAAGGGTGATTTCAGTGACTTGATTGATGGTTGGCTTGTGAATAAGTACGAAGATACATTTGGTGAGAAGGAACGTGAGGAACAAGCTCGTGAGAGTGGTACTAATCAATTAAGTACACCACGATTTGCAGCAACAAACCTATACGATATTTTTATGGAAGACGCTATAAGAAAAGAATATACAAAAACAGATATAACAATACAGGATAAGATGTACTGTCATCGTAGCAATATAACTGCTCGAAACATATACAGATTTAGAAATGGGAACGGATGTGTGACTTATCAGAAACCCCTTTGTGGTGATTCTGGATGGATTTCATTCATTGTTGAGACTCCTGTAGGAGTAGATCCGACATTTGCTGGTCCCAAGTCTATTTTAGATTTCGGTGAGATTACTGTGAATGTTGGAGCGGATGGAGATCACTTCTTTATTGAATGTGATGGTAAAACTGTTTCACTCGATTATAAAGTAGATGATAATCCTATATATACATATATGGTTATCTTCAAATGGAATGCAAAGAATAGAACAGAGGATTTACTTGTATATCCATATGTATATCCTACTGATCGTCCACAATACCTTCTTAAACCAGAAATGTATTACTGGGATTTCGAGACTCAATTAGTTAAAGAACCCACACAACTATACAATGACAATCTAACCATTGAAGGACCTTGTTGTATTCATGGTTGGCCGCTTTCTATGTCAAATATCAAATACTACCGCGGATGGATGTCCGATGAAGACATAATGAAAGAATGTATCAAGTATACAACCAATCACGAACAGTGTGTTATTAATGATCTTGCTCGTCCAATCACAGATGGACATGGATATTCAGTTAAGTAATTATGAAGAGTTTAGTAGAAAGTCTATTTGATAAAGATATTGTCTCCAAAGACGTTACAATCGGTCAATGTTTCGAAGTATCCGTTGAGCGACATAGAAATAGCGACCCGAGATCTAAAGATGACGAGAAAGCTATGAAAGAACTCACAAAGACTATTAGTTCAATGAATTTAAAACATACTGATTGTATTGGAGTGGTAAAGATTTTAGCAGGATTGACAAAAGAATATGTTAAGGATTGGAATGGTGGTGGATATAGTTATCAGGTTTATGATGATCGAAAACGTTCATTGAATTCTAAACAAATTGAATCTGCTGATTTGATTGATGATGTAAACATGATATCTTTGAGTATTGAGGATTGGGATAAAAACTACGATACATTTCGTACATATATTGTATTAACACGTAAGTAATATGAAGAGTTTGGCAGAGAGTTTATTTGATGATAATGTAAATAAAAAGTTTACATTTGGCAACATATATAAGTTAGTTGATGTAGATGTTTATCATCCCAATACATCAGCAAAAATCGGTCATGGCTGGACCGTTGATAAACTATATAATATTAACATGTTGTCTAGGGACTCTGGAGTTAAAGGGAGTGATGCGGAAGATACTATAGTTAAGGCTCTTGAGAAACTCATTTGTAATATTCCAGTAACTGGAAATATGCATAATAGTGAGTTTACAAATATATTAAAGACTTTTACAAAGTATTATAAGAGTTTGGTTAATAATACACGTAGATTAAAAGCAGCGTCGTGGCCAGGGATATATGTACATAACGAGAAAAATAAATACCCAGACGGAACTCCGTATGACGGTAATTTCGATAGATACAACAATATTATTAATAACTGGAAATTACTGGATAGTGATGTAAAGAAAGTAAAGGTGCATTTTAGTAATATTGAATTAACATTTGAAAGAAAGTAACATGAAGAGTTTAAGTGAAAGTCTATTTGATGATAATGTATCCAAAGACATAACCTTTGGAGACTTGTTTAGGTTCGAGTCTTACAACATTGTCAAAAATATACATGCGAGGGGTGAGTATCAGGACCTTTCCAAGTCATTCAGTTCATTGAGGGTTAAAAAGGCTTCTGGTGTGTCTGGGTCGGACAAGAATGAAACTATATATAAAGGACTTGTCAAGATCATCCAAGACATAAAACTTGCCGGAGACCCAGAGGATATTGATAAGAAATGGATGGAAGATAAACTCAGGAAAACTGTTAATGATTTATTTCAATATAGTCTTACTATGAAGTCCCTATACGTAGGGTTCTTTAATAATGGAAGTATTTGTTTGAGTAGGGATTATACGTTATTCGATCATAGATTTAATCAGGTTCATATAGGATTAGGTCCGGACTTGGGACTAGTATTTATCCGTAAATAATTAATAATCAAATAACTACAAGAGGCAGTTGTTTTTACAGGTGCCTCTATTTTTTCACGAAAAATTAGATATTTTACTACATATGAGTACACAAATTAATGTTAGAAAGAGTGATGGTTCGAGTGAACCGTATAGTGAACGAAAACTTATAAATATAGTAAAGAAAGTATGTAAGAGAGTTGGACAAGAGTGTTCAAATGAGTTCGCAAAAGAGCTTGTTGATAAACTATATGTTTATGATGGAATACTTTGTAGTAGTATCCGTCGTCAACTCGAACACTTATTTGAAGAGATAGACCCAGACATGCTCGCGGAGTATAAGTCTTGGAAGAATGAGAAAGACGCTAGGGATAAGTTTGTAGAGAATAAGATTGAGTTCATTAATAGATATAAGAAATCATCTAACACAGCTAACAGTACTGTTGATGATAATAGTAATGTAGCTAATAAGAACATCGCAATTCTTAATTCAGAGATACACAAACCTGATAATATCCAGATATCTCGCGCGATGATAATGGATAAGTTAAAAACCTTGTATCCAGACTTTAACTCAAAACAGTATGTACGCGACCTCGAAGATCATATCCTATATAAGAATGATGAAAGTAGTTTTGCAGGTGCAATCAGTCCTTACTGTGTGAGCGCAACAATGTATCCATTCTTAACTGGTGGTATCAAAGGACTTGGTGGATTAAGTGCAAGTCCAAAGAACCTCAAGTCGTTCTGTGGTATATTCTGTAATATGATCTTTGCTATGTCTAGTCAGTTTGCCGGCGCAGTTGCTGTCAGTGAAGCTCTTATGTACTTTACATACTTCTGTAAGAAGGAATGGGGTCCTGACTTCTATGAGAGATGGGATGAGGTTGTTGGTAGGAGTTATGATGGTAAAGAAAAAACCATCCTCAGTGAGATTCATCAGTATTGGCAACAGATTATCTATACCATTAATCAACCTGCAGCTGCTCGTGGGTTTCAGAGTGCGTTTGTAAACTTCAGTTACTTCGATAAGTACTTCTTTGAAGGTATGTTTGGTGATTTCTATTTTCCTGATGGAACACAACCCGATTGGGAATCCCTTAAGTATGTACAGATGGAGTTTATGAAATGGTTTAATAATGAGAGACTCAGGACTGTTCTTACATTCCCTGTTGAATCATTTACACTTCTTTATAAGGATGGTCAGTTCCTCGATCAGGAGATGTTCCAGTTTGTTTGTGATGAGTACGCTCGTGGACACTCCTTCTTTACATATATTAGTGATACTGTAGATAGTCTCAGTAGTTGCTGCCGTTTGAAGAATAAGATTCAAGTAAAGGAATTCAACTTTACAAATGGCAACATTGGTGTACAGACCGGATCAAAGTCGGTTATTACACTTAATCTTTCTCGTATCATTCAGAACTGTGATAGATCCTATGGTTTAAAGAGAAATGGTGGCTGGAGAGAAAATACAAGCTTCTTAAAGAGTTACATTACGGAGATTCTCGAAAGGGTATATAAGTATCATACAGCATACAATGAACTCCTTTGGGATATGTATGAAGCAGACTTACTCCCTGTATACAAAGCTGGATTCATTGACTTGAATAAACAGTATCTCACCATTGGTCTTAACGGATTGAACCAGGCAGCAGAGTATCTTGGGATGACTTGTAATGATAATGAAGAATATTCGAAGTTCTGTCAGTTTATATTCTCCACTATCAAAGACCTCAACACAGCACACAGTGGTAAGTTCAACGATCATAAGTTGACATTCAATACCGAACAGATACCAGCAGAGAGTCTTGCTGCAAAGAACTACAACTGGGATAAAGAAGATGGATATTGGGTTCCTGATGATACAAACCTGTATGCTTCATATATCTTTAAACCTAATGATCCTTCCACTACAGTTCTCGAGAAGATCAGGATGCATGGTAGAGATTATATAGGAGATTATCTTGATGGTGGTAGTGCTTGTCATATCAATCTCGATAGTCATTTAAGTACAGAACAATATAAACATCTTCTTACTTATGCAGCACGAGTAGGTTGTTCATATATCACATTTAACATTCCTATGACAGAATGTAAGGATTGTGGACATATTGTTAATGCTCCTGTAGACGAATGTCCTCACTGTGGTAGTAAGAGACTTAAATTCTATACAAGAATCATTGGTTACCTAACAGCAGTAGCTAACTGGGCTAACCCTAGAAAAGTTGAATTTGAAGACCGAGTATTCGCACATATTGATGGTGGGTGTGATGATAATATAAATGGTGGTGGATACATCGGATACAACAAATATAAAGCAAAATAATGTTTGAACCTAAATACATATTAAATCCAGATCATCAGATCGTAGAGCACGTAGAAGCAGCGAAGGAGAGAAAGAGAGAACTCTTCGGTGAAGAGTACTGTCCTTGTGTTCCTCCAAGGTTCTATGGAAAGGATACTATCTGTCCATGTAAAGACTATAGAGAAAAAGGAATTTGTATTTGTAGATTATACGTAGGATGATTAAGTTCGTACCACAAGACACTTCCGTAGTATTTGCAGAGATCCCTGATGAGACCTGTCTCGCTATCAACATTAGCGGGTGTCCACATCATTGTCCTGGATGTCATAGTCCATATCTCCAGAAGGATTATGGTGTGGAACTCGACGAAGAGACACTCGACCTGCTCCTTGATAAGAATGATGGTATAACCTGTGTTCTTTTTATGGGTGGAGATGGTGACAAGGAAAGATTGAAAGAACTTGCCAGTCATCTTGCTGTGAAAGGATATAAGGTGGCGTGGTATAGTGGAGAGAAGGAATTGAATATGTTTGAATTTGGGTGGTTTTTTGACTATATTAAAGTAGGACCTTATAT